ATTTCCAACTGAACGGTAGTGGGCCATTCAGCTTCAATGTCTTCGTAAGTGATTCCGTCAAGTGTGCCGTTCACGGGAACCAGCAGCTTGATGTACTCGACCATTCGGTTTTCCATCTGCAAGATGGTCTTGACCAACTCTTTCGTGGATCGACCTTCAACGACAACATCGTCATCAGTGACCACGATGCCATCAATTGATGGCATGTCACGGAACGAGGAGGTCATCTTGTCATACCGCTTTTGGAATTCAGCTTGGTCAAACTTTTCAATGCGCTCCTGCATTGCATCAAGCTCTTTTGTCAGAGGCACACGAACTTTGAATTCATGCCCTGCAAGCTCAAATGTCTTAGTACGCAGATTGGAAATTTCGCCAAAGGCAGATGTGAGTTTTGTCATGGGTTATCGTGTTTTGATGATCTTGTGGTAAATCGACTCGTTCAAATTGATGGCGTAGTTCACCACCTCGTCTGGAGTCATCTTGTCAGCATGTGCCCTTGCAATGTCGTGTGCAAGAACAATTGCTGTGATGCGTTGCTGCTGAAACCCAAACCAATTCTTGGAAGAATCGGATTGGGCTATCAGGAAGTTCAGAAGGTCGTTGCTGTCTTTTACTATCATGTGTTTTACTCTGTTGTGTCTTGTACGGCTTCTTGTGCTGGTTGTGCAACTTCTTCAATCACGACCACAGGCGCGGTCATGTTGTATTTCTTCAGCAAGGCCAATGCAACGGCCTCGGCTGTGTCTGGTTTGGCTGTGGCCTTTGCAAGCTCACCAGCGTCAACTGCCAAACTACGGGCAACAACTTCAATGTCGCCGTAGCTGGTCACAATCGCTTTAATTGCGTCTGAGACTTTCATCAGTTGTTCGACCAGCCGTACTGGTTGCCTCGTGGATGAATTGTGAAGGTGCATTTAGCTTCAGCGCCCGGAGCAGAATCAATTTGGAATTGACCCACGCGACCATTGAAAGCGTATGCGATGGTGTTTGTGCTTTCGACTGCCGCAACCACGAAAGTGCGGTCAACGACACCAGAGTAGGCGTCAGAACGAATCTGAAGCAACGCAGTGTCAGCAGGGTTCCAAGCAGCCGTAATGGTCATGCTCGTAGGAGCCGCCTGAACGGGAATCTTGTCGCTTTGACGCGAACCAGCCACACCGAAATTGGCAACAGCATCATCTTGGCCAAACGCAGGGATTGCCTCAACAGGAACAGCAACACCAGCAGAACCTGTGCCGTTGGACACAGTACCGACAATCGTGTTCACCTGACCAGACCAGACCGACAGGTTGGCAGTTGTCAAAGGAGTCGGAGTTGCAGCAGATTGCATCCAAAGCGATGCGGCAAAACCGGGAAGGACTTTTGCAGGAATAGTCATGTCAACTCCTTATGCGTTGTTCGACCAGCCGTACTGGTTGCCACGGGGGTGAATGGTGAAAGTGCATTTGGCTTCTGCACCGGGCGCAGAATCAATCTGGAACTGGCCTACGCGACCGTTGAAGGCGTAATACACGATGCCTGTACCGTCTGTGGCCGAAATCACGAAAGTGCGGTCAATGACGCCAGAATAGGCATCAGCACGCATCAACAGCAGGTTGGTGTCAGCAGGGTTCCATGCAGCAGTGATAGTCATGCTGGTAGGAGCAGCTTGCACGGGAATCTTGTCAGACTGGCGCGAACCAGCAACTCCAAAGTTTGCCACAGCATCATCCTGACCGAAAGCTGGAATAGCCTCGACAGGAATAATGTTGCCGCTAACAGCAAGGGGAGCAACGCTGGCAACCAAGGACAACTGTGCAGTAGTCAAAGGAGTTGGCGTGGAAGTCGGTTGTGCGTACAGAACCGCACTGAAACCGGGCAAGACTTTGTTTGGTAAGGCCATTTTGAGTATCCTTTAAAAGTTGAACAATTGTCTTGTTTTACGCCGGGATGTCAATGGTGCAATCCAAAAAGATTTGCGCCATTTTTTCCTCATCGTTATAACTGTTGTACAGCCACATAACGTCAGCTTTGGAGATGTAAAAGCCATCTGCTGGACTGCCCAAAATCCCGCTATACCCATGCAAGGCTTGCAGAATCTGATTTGAGATTGTAAATCCATCTTCAATCTGCTGAGTGAAGATAGAAATCTGAAATACAGGACGGTCAATGCCTTTGTTGCTTTGCTGCTGACCCGTATACACAGGCTGATGCACGTTACGCAGCATCCAAGTGATGAACTTGGGTTGTGTCGCAAAGTTACGGTTGAAAGACGCATACACAGGCACAGGCGTGACTATGCTTGCCAGTTGGTACTGGATTGCTTTGCCGTAAACAACGGGATTGAGTTGTGCTGCCATTAGACCGCCGTAACTGGATCGGAGCGATAGCACAAGAACATGACCGTCATTCGATCATCCGATTCCCGCGCACTGTCAATACGCCAATCTTGCCCACGATAGGTGATTGAATAGAGGTTTTGGTTTGCCACCATCAATTTCGTGTTTCGTGTGTAATTGACTGTGAAATTAATCATGTCTTGATACAGACGATACTTGTCAGCAATCTTGAGCGTGTTTGCCACAGAAGACACTCTTGCCCGAGTTGCAAACCAGAGCGCCTGAACAGTCGTGCCTTCACCAAAATCCGACTTGGTGAAAGTCAGATTGTTGACGTTGATGCTTTCAAAACGAGCGATTGACATTTACATCACCAAAGGTTTGTAAGGCCGCAACAAGGTTGTCACGCCAAATGGAATGTCTTTCAGTTTTGTCTCTGTTGCATTTGCACGGTTGTTGTACAAGTGCGTCAGCAACAGCAACCCTGCTTGTTTAATCACCGGGTACGAACCCAATGGGTTGGCAACGGTTGAATATTCCACAATGATAGGGGCAGTCATCACCGTATTGATGTCAGTCGGCAAGTTGTTCACGATTACTTTGTTGCCAGAGGCATCGTAGTAATAGTTGGTGTTGGTGATCGTTTGGAACACTGGCGGGAACGCATCATTCCAGTACCCGACAGAGTTGATTGTGACGCCGGGCTGACTTGGTGTGACGTTCTGATTAACTTCAGGCAAATCAAGGCTGATAGGCGACGCCACAAGGCTCTCAGAACCGTACCAGACGCGATAAGTCACTGGAAGGATAGACATCCCCAAGTAATCCTCAATCGCTTGTCTGGTGGCAAGTCCAAGGCTTGAGATGTATCCATCCTGACTTGTATCGTCAAACAAGTTTAGTTGGTTTGTCATTTCATCAAGCGTCAACCACAGCGATGTACTATCACGGCCAATCTGTTCAACCTTTGCATAGTTAAACGGATTGCGCGTCTGTGCGCCAAATGGCGCAGCGTATTGATAGTTGTCAACGCTCATGGTTTAAATCTCGATTGCACGAACACCAGCAAATACGTCACGCACCGTGCTGACCATGCGCTTTTCAGCGTACAGAGTCACAAAGCCGGGAGTGGTCTGTTCCATTGCCTGAATACTCATTTCTTCGACATCGGCAATCGTCATAAAACGAGGCCAGTTTGCAAGGTAGAGAGCTTTTGCACCAACAGTACCCAAAGGGTCAAGATAAGGGTTTGGAATTACAGGGAAACCAAACACATGAAGTAAAGAACCAGCTTCTTCTGATCCAGTTTCAACAAAACTGTATGCGCCGTTTTGATGGGCATATTTACGCAGCGTTTGAATCGCTGTTGGGTGCATCATCCAAGCAGTTCCGGGCATAGACCAATATTGAGCAGGAAGCACATTAGCCATATCGACCAAGGTTTCCATTTCTAGCTGCAAGTTGTTAAAACCCACAGAAGCAATGGTGTGCAAGCCGTTTGTGATGGCTGTGCCGCTTGAACCGAATGCAGCAGAAGCACCAGCAGCGCCGGGATAACTGTTCAGGCCACGCAGACCATCAGTGCCGCCAGTCGATGTGGTTGTAGAACCTGCTTGGTCATTGTTCTGGCCGCACGATGCGCCTTCCAATTGAGCAAATTCCATCATCAGGTCTTCAACCAATTCGGCATTTAAACCATTGACGTCCGACAGCACAGCCGAACGAACAGGCAGTTGTGCGGAAAGAACACGAGTCGGCAATTGCCAGATGCTGGTGTCGATGTTGGGGGAACCACTGTTGGGGTTTACTGTGTAGCCCCAAGGGTTTGTGCTGTTAGCAGCATTACCAGTTTTGCAAACAAACTGGACAGCAGAATTTCCGGGGACTTTGATGTTTCGTGCGCCTTGGCGAAACGGGTTTGCATATCGCAACTTGGCAAATGCGTCATCAAAGTGAGTGCGACCACCGACATTCAATCCTGAACCAGTGATGGCAGATTGCTCGCGCAAGTCAATTTTGACTTGATCGCCAGTTTCCAAAGTTTGCTTAATTCCAGACAGGATGCGTTCGGTAATGGTCATATCAGTTCCTAAATTATTGGCTCAAAAAGGAGGGGCTGTTACGCCCCTCCGTTTTATCAGGTAGCTGTACCTGTCGAGCGATAGCGAACCATCGCGTTTGGATCACGAACACTGACGGCCAATCTTTTTTCCCCGAAAAATGTTATGTAACCGGGCAATGTCTGGTCGTAGCGGCGCATGACCATGTTCAAACGGTCGATGATGGTGTGGCAACGGCTCCAATCACCAAAGTACATTGGGTACAGGCTAGTTGTACCAGCAGTACCAGTTGTGCCTTGGCTTGGGTTGTCCAAATACTTGTTCATCACCACATCAAAGCCGAGCATTTGACCAATGATGCCATCAGGGTTCAACGACTCCATAGAGTTGAAGATCGGACGGCCATTGGTGTCTTGCAGACCGCGGATCGCTTGAGCCAAGATAGGACTGACCATGAACTTGGCGTTCGCTGTCCAGTACTGCTGTGGCAAGGCGTACATGAAGTTGATGACGTCTTTGTACTGGATGGCGTTTGCACCAACAGTGTTGACGTTGGAAGTGATCTGGTCATAAGTAGCCAGCGAGTGCAGACCGCTTGTAGAGCCAGTACCAGAAGTGCCGAAAGCAGCAACAGTGGAAGTGCCACCAGCGTAGGTAGCAGCAGCACCAGCGTACTGATCCAGACCACGCAGACCGTTTGTGCCGCCGTAGGGGTTACCAACGCCTTGAGCAACTTGGTCGTTGTTCTGAATCATCGAAAGTGCCTCCGCCTGTGCGAATTCGGCGAGCATGTCGTCAACCACGTTGGCTTCCAAGCCATCAATGTCGTCCAGAGCAGCAGTACGGATTGGGAACTGCACGTTCAAGTCTTGCAGAACCAATTGCCAGATGCTTGTGTCTTCAGTGGTGGTTGCGCCGTTGTTCTGAATGCCATAACCCCATGCAGCACCAGCGTTGCCAGTCTTCACACGGAATTGATAGCTGGAACCATCGGTAGCCACAGTGCGCGACAGACCACGCATGGGGTTAGCCAAACGCAGAGCAGCAAACACAGGATCGTAACCAGTACGACCACCCTTGCCATCACCACCAGCGGTCAAAGCAGAGGCTTCTTTCAGGTAAGCGTCCATCTGGCTTTCGTCTGCAAAGATTTGCAGTTCTTTTTCCAAACGGTTGTTGCCTTTGTAGAAGGTGGACAGTTGCTCACGCACCGAACGGTTCACATCTTGGCGAATGGTTTTGGCAGGTGTGCGGATGAACTCAGGCATCTGAATGGAGGCAACTTTGGCTTCCAGAGCAGACACTTTTTCAGCCATCTCAGCTTTAACAGCTTCGATAGCAGCGGGGATTTTGGCTTCCACAGCAGCAACAGCTTCAACTTGCTTTGCTTCAATGGCATCCAATTTTTCGAGGATAACTTGGGACATGGTTTAACCTTTAAGACGTTGGTCAAGGAGTTTTAGAAGTTCACGTTGCTCAAGAGCAGCGAGAATTTCAGCTTCGGTTGCCTCCGCATCAGAATCACTCTGAGTTGGCGCATTTTCAATGGGCTTTTCAACAGCATCACGCTGTTCAATCACCGTCTTGAATACAGATGCGGCGGCAACCGACATCTGCTTGGACAGACCTGCATCCCGCAGGGCTTCTTCCAATACCTTCAAGTCAGCAGAACCGTCAGGTCGGAAATACTCCAACTTCTTGATTTCTGCCTTCGTGTTATTTGGGTGCATGACCACGCTGGTTTCACGCAAACCGCCTTTGGTGATCTGGAAATAGCCTGACTCGTATGGGTCATCAGAACCAATGGTCATGGCCTCGCCATCTTCTTTGACCCACTGATATTCTTCGGCATAAGCGCCAACAGAAACCCCGCCAAACATATTGGGGGATTCCTTCATCACTTGGTAAAGATCGGAGCCTGTGGTGGTGTTGAGATACAGACGACCAGAAGCATTCATGCCATCGTCATCCATTTCAATGCTTGTCCACTCACCAACAGGAATGGAATCAGAGTTGTGATTGACGTACATGGGCAATGGTCGGCCAGCCTTGGCAAACTCTTTGGCCCATTCCATAAAACCCTCTGGCTTATAGAAAAACTTGCGACCATCAGCGCCTTCACGCGCACCCCAAGTCGTGATACGAGCTTCAATCTGTCCAGACGGTTCGCCGCAATCGGCTTTCTCGTTCAAGTTCAGTTTGGCTTCGCAGATTAGATTCAATGTCTTCATTGATTGCCCCTAAAGCAATGGATTGGTTATTGTCCTGTATTTTAGGGGGTTGCCCTAATAACACAGGCAACTGTTTTATAGGCCGCTTGACCTGTTTTCCCAATGCTAACAGATATTGTGTATCAGTACGCATTTTTAATCAAGTCGTGCCAATATTCATCTTCTTGGTCTGGTTGCCACCGCCGCCACCAGTATCCTTGGGACTGCTACCCGCAATTGGTTCGGCAGTATTAGGTTCTTTGACCAACTCATTGCCACCTTCAACAGATGGCAAGTTCATGTAGTTACGGGCTTCGTTAGGTGTCATGATGCCACCTTTTACGCCAGCAGTGGCAAAATTCATCTGATCCAAAGGCGCACCCTTCAAGAAATCCTTTGTATCAAATTCGATACACAAAGAAGGATAGCCCTCAAGCAAATGCTGCGTCAATTTTTGCTGAATGTTGACGATTGTCGGGTACATGGTGGTCTTGTAAAACTCATCCAAAGCCGTTTGGCTGTTGTTGAACTTGCCATCATGAATGCCGATCATGGAAGGCGGCACACCAAACAAACCGCAGATTCGGCGCATAGTCATGAGCTTCAAAGCGGCTGCGTCAGTGTCCTGCAAGGTCAGCATTTCCAGCTTCTGGTACTTCATGCCCTGATCCAGCAACATGCCCTGACCCGGCTTGCTTGGGTCACTGGTCTTGCTGCCTGTCATGTTGTTCCACGCTTCTTTCAAACGTGCTGCAATCTCTTTGTACTTGCCATCAGGAATAATCTGTTCGGTCACAAACATGCCAGAGGGCTTTGCGCCGTTTTGCATGACGTAGTTGGCGTACAAGTCGATGTCCTGATCCAAGCCCACCAGTTCTGTCGCTAAGATGGCTTTGTTGAAGCCAGCCGAGCCTTGCCAAGCCATTTCCTTGCCGTGCATGACTTGGTAATACTTGAACTCATGGTCTTTGTTGAAGCCGTAGCTTGGTGTAGACAGCCGGAATGTTGGATAGCGTGTAGGTGTGATGTTCACCGCAATCAGCGTTGAATCCAGCACGTACATTTCCAGTGGAGTCTCGGTGCTGCTGTTCTGATCCTTCCTCCACCACAGGGTAAAGGCTTCACCAGACAACTCGTACCACATCAACCACTGATACCAGAACTCATATTTGCTCTGGAAGTTGTTTGGGTTGCCCAACAGCTTGGCAACTTGCTTGGCTTTGGCCTTATCTCGCGCCCCAACACCTTCGCCACGGATGGCATCAACGGTCTTGCCGTCTGCTGTTTCGCAGCAAATCTTGATTGGCAACTGAGCCAAAGCACGGGCTTTGACCCCAACGCACGACATGATTGTGCTGTTTCGAGTCAGCACCGACATATCCACAGGACGGCCAGCAGTTGTAGTGCTGGCTGTGGTCACATAGAGGATTTGGGTGTTGACGCCAGCACGTTTGTCGCTGCCTTGGTAAACAATGTTGTTGCCCAAAGCCGTCTGACCGAACAAAGTATTGCTCTCAGACTGTGTGTTTTTGCGCTTGAAAATGTCAAAAATCGCCATGATTTCCCCTCAATTTCCTACACTTTACCACTCCAGTGACCTAAAGCCAAATGATTCGCTGACAAATACGTTATCCAAATGGCAGTGCAAAGCCATAATCATCGCGATGATGCCATCAACCTTGGCCGATGGGTCAGCTTCGTTCTTCCTGACCTTCACGTTGCCGTTGACATCGGTGTAAACCTCACAGTTTCCAAGCTGCCATCCCACAAAAGGGTTGCCATCGTGGTGGATCGCCTTTTTGAGAATCAGTTGCTCAGTGGTCTTGGACGGGTTTGACAGCATCGCCATGCCCTGACCCACCTTCTTCACAGGCAAGCCATCAGCGTACAGGTTTGCCACCAGCGCAGCAGCGTTGTACGGGTCATACGCAATCTCTTTAACGCTGTGCTTCTCGCACTCCTGCTTGATGTACTCCTGAATCTCGTTCAGGTCGGTCACGTTGCCCGGAGTGAGCCTTAAGATGCCTGTTGAGTGAGCCTGAGAAAAAATGCTTCTGTAGTGGTTCGGGATCAACTCAATAGATTCTTCCGGCAGGAAGAACTGGAACTTGGCATAGAAGTTTTCTTCGCTGTATCGGTGCAAAGTGCAGACAGCGTTCAAGTCGCGTGTGTGCGCCAAGTCAAATGCAACAAATGTCGATTCCGGCTTGTCAGTTGGCATTGGCGTGATCGACTCATCCCAATACCTACGGTCAACCCAAGCTGAATTGGCCGAGACATAGATGTTCAACTGCTTGCACAGGAACTCGTTCAGGCTTGCTGGCTTGGCAGACGCTTCTTCAGCCATCTGCTGGATGTGCTGAGTCGTGACCGAAACCCCAAGCATCGGGTTCGCTTTGCCCCATACCGCAGGGTCAGCCCAATTATCTCCGGGATCAATGCTATAGAGTAGACCAAACCAGCGAAAGCTATCAGGAGCAGCGCCACGCAGCACAGTACGGAAGTGAGAAAGGTCTTCAAAGAACTTGGTTTCCTTGGTGAAACTGGCGGTCGTAAGGTACATCCGCATCGGGTTCTTCCGAGCGCCCATACCCGAGTGCAACACCTCAATCGACTGCCTCTCAGTGATCTGTGCTGCCTCGTCAATCATGGCGCAAGACGGATTCTTACCGTCACCTGTCTTGCGGTTTTCCCGTGACAGCGCCCGGTAAGTGGATGTCGAGTCGCCAGCCTTCTTCAGTTCGCTACGGTACGCAATGAACTTGGCTCCCAACTCGGGCTTCATCGCCTCGACAATCGCCTTGGATGAATCAAAGCAAATGCTGGCCTGATCCCTGTTGGTCGCCAGAGTAAAGACTTCAGCGCCAGCATCACCAAACTGCAACTCGTACAGCGCAATGATGGACGCAATCGTTGTCTTGCCGGACTTGCGCGGCACAAACAAAATCACATCCGTGACGTAGCGGTAGGTGTGGTCTTTCCTGTCCCTGAACCCGTAGATCGCCGCCAAGTACATGACCTGAAACGGCTGAAGCTCGATGGATTTCCCGGCATCCGGGCCTTTGACATGGCGGCAGAATTTGACGAATTTGAGGATGTGTTCAGCTTTGGCCGGGACAAACTCGTAGGGCGCATCCTTGCGCTCCACCATATCCAAGAACCTTTGGCAAGCCAGTTTGACATCCTCACACGCCTGAATGTCACCTCGAGTTACCGCTACCGCATACTCAAACGCCGGGTTAAGCAGTGGCGAATAGCTCATCTACATCACTCACTTTTGCCTTCAACTTTGGACGGCCACGGGCCACAAGACCCAACTCAGCCAGCATCTTGATAGCCTTGTCGGCCATCTCCGTGCGAATCTTGAACCACGCCGTCACGCCTTCGTTGTTGCCGTAAACCGTGACATGGCCCATCTCGCGGATGTTGATTTCAGCAGTCAGCATACTGTCCACCGTGTTGACCAGAGTGCCAACCAGCAATTCATCAGATGCCGTGAGTGTTCCTGTCGAGGCTTCGACTTCAGAACGAATGGCCGTTTCAAACGCTGCCCTGTCCCAAGTGGACGGGTCGTTTAAGTAGCCGAGAATGTGACGAGGTTTTTTTGCCATAGGGGAAATTCCTTTTGTCTTGTCTGATGCAAGCGTACCACATTCAGGGAATTCCCACGCAAATACTCCCCCCTCCCGACTTTGTACC